TGCCGGGGGTCGGTTCAAGAACAACTGGGATGTCGGGTTCGATAGCCAGCCAACGGAGACGAACGATACCCCGGACGCTTCGGGGCAGGGTTCAAACTCCCGCGGTCTGGCAGTGCTCGAGGTGTTCCGGGTAGGGCAGGTCAGCTCGATTTACTTCACCAATAACCTGCCATATGCGGCAGCGCTGGAGAATGGGCACTCCGGTCAGGCTCCCGGCGGCATGGTGGGCATCACGGCGCTGGACGCCGCGCAGCTGTTCCGTCAGGCAATGAGCGAGGTGCGCAATGGCCGGTGACCAGTCAATGCGGATCGCTGACCTGCTGGAAGGTCGCGTCGCGGTTATCTGCTCCTCGCTCGGGCTGCCGGTGGCCTGGCCGAACATCGTATTTGATCCACCGGATGCGCCATACGCCCGTGTTTATGTTTTACCTGCACAAACTGTAGGTCAGGACATAGAAGGTCTGATGCGTACCTATCAGGGGATCTTGCAGGTAAACATCATTACTCCCGCAGGCTCAGGCGTGAGCCAGGCAAGAGGGCTGGCCCAGTCGGTGGCAGATGCATTCCCTGAAGGACTGCCGCTGGTGGACGGTGATCTGACGGTTTACATCAACGGGCCGCCGCAGGTGAGACAATCCATCCAGGACCGGCCAGCCTCGGCGCCCAACGGGTCCAGTGGCTCCATAACCTACACCATTCCCGTCAGCATGCAGTATCGCGCTGACTACTGACCCGCCAGAAGGCGGGTTTTTTATTACCTAAATTCAGGAGAGTGCTATGGCATTCGCAATCCCTAACGGCTCGCGTGTGAACGTGGCCAAGGCCTATCAAGCCCCGATCACCTTTACCGCAGCCTCTAACGCGACGGAATGCGAACTGACCGTTGCATCGGCCTCCGGCATTCTGGCTGGTGACGTAGTTCAGGTGAGTTCCGGCTGGTTAAAGCTCGATAACATGGTGCTGCGCGTAAAATCGGTGACCAGTAATAAAATCGTGCTGGAAGCATTCGATACTACCGACACCACCAAATTCCCGGCAGGCACTGGCGCGGGCACGCTGCGCAAAATCGACTCATGGATCACCATGCCTCAGGTGATGACACTATCAACTGAAGGCGGTGACCAGCAGACCATCAGCGTGCAGTTCCTGGAAGATGACAAAGCGCGAACCATCCCAACATTTAAAAACGCGGTGGTTCAGGTTTACACCTTTGCGCATGACCCTCAACTGGCGATCTACAAACGCCTCATTGACCTGGATGACTCCAGCGATACAACGGCGGTCTGGTTCCATAACCCACGCGGCAAAGCCGATCGTTTCTACTCAGCCAAAGTATCGTTCCAGCGCGTACCGCGCACGGAAATCAACGCCGTGGAAAGTAACGAGGCGCGCATGAACTTCGAATCGGACATGCAGATTTACCCGATCGCCGATTCATCCGTGACGCCGCTGGCGTTCCTGACCGACCTGCCGGCCACCAAGTCCGTTGCCACAGGCGCAGCGCTGGATCTGGCAGTGGTAATGAAGGGCGGCTCAGCACCTTACACCTACGTTTGGAAGAAAGGCAGCACCGCTATTCCGGGCAAAACCGCATCGACGCTCAACATTTCGTCCGTCGTGTCCGGGGATGCTGGCGTTTACACCTGTGAAGTCACCGACGCCGCGGGCAAAACCATCACCTCTACTGCGTGTACTGTCACGGTCAGCTAACCAATCAGGCCCGGTAAGCCGGGCTTTTTTTTGGAGTAACCCATGAGCGGAACAATTGAGATTAGTGAGGTTGGGATGACAGTCAATATGGCTGGTGGCGGGAAAATAGTTATCGGCAATTGGGGTGATGGCCCAGTAAATACAATAACCGCTCGGCCACCCCTTACCCCGGAAGAGGGGCTTTACGGTCACGGGCTATGTCTCCTGCCTGATGGATGGGAAGATCTAAGCGGTGATGGACACTGGCAACATCACCTCACTAAATCTTTGCGTCATCTTTGGCCGTCGTTCAGCAGGGAACAGAAGATGGCTATCGCTTACTCCATCAGCGAACTGTCAGATGAGCTGACGAACACCGCATACGAAGGCTCCAGGTAAAAACACATCTGCGCATCGCACGCGCACATCGAAGAAAGTCTTTCAGCTGTGAGCCTGGGCAAACCGTTAACTTTCGGCGGATTTGCCGTGCGACAGGCTCACGTCTAAAAGGAAAATTAAAATGTCAGAACCTTCAATCGTCCCTTATGTAAAAACCACTCCCAAACCTTTTGGTGTGGACGTCGAATGGAAATGGCCGGGTGGCTGCGCGGTGCTAGAACTGCAATGCCTTCATGAAGATGGCCGACTTATGAAAGAACGCATCTTCTGGCCAGCTACCGTATGCCTTATTTCCGGCCTCAAAGCTGGTGAGAGATTGCAGGTGCGCCTGCGTCCAATTGCAGAAGATGGCTCAGCACGAGATTGGCGAGCCGGTGACTGGATCGAAGGGGTTTCTTCTGTCGATACCGAAGAGATTATTGAGGCGCTGGACGAAGAGATCCGTAACAGCTGCGCACTTCATGGCCTTAAAGGTGGCTGGTTTGTTGATAAAACCGGCAAGGCTTACATCCACGAGGCGCTGATCGGCAATGGCACATTGTCTACGAACTACAGCGTGAAGATGAACGTGGATTATGGTGGCAAACGGTACGCAGCTGGCATGACCCTCGGAGTTGAAGACGGCCAGAGCAAGGTAGAGTTTAAAGCTGATCGCTTTAAGGTACATGAAGCCGCTTCATCCATTATTGAAAACGCCGTGGCATCAGCCACGAAGGCGAAGATTTCTCTCTGTGAAGAAATGGAACAGGCCATCATTGATGCCGTGCGTGAAAGCGATTTGTTCGCAGCCCTCCAGGAAAAGATTGATGCGCAAACAGCGTCAGTAGCTGGCCTGCAACAGGCGATGAACGAAGCGGTCACCAATGCTATTAAAAACGCGCTGAAGCCCGGTGGCCTGCTTTACAACCGTTAACCTCCCATCACGCACTCGAATACTCGGCCCGCTCCGGCGGGTTTTTCATTTTCTAAGGAACCGAAATGACCAAATTTTCTCTGAACCCCAACCCAACTTTTTCTGTGACCGCGAGCATTCCGCGTGCTGGAGCCGAAGACGGCAAGCTGACGTTCACCTTCCGCCATAAGACACTGGAAGAGCTGCGCTCTATGGACGAAAAGCTGAAAAAGGCCGCTGAAGGTAAAAAGGCTGCTATCGAGCCGCAGGCCGACTACCTCATGGAAATTGTCGATGGGTGGGCACTACCTGACGAGTTCACCCGCGACAACGTTATTGTCCTTCTTCAGAACTACCCGCGCGCGTTCGACAGCATCGGTTTGGCCTACACCAAAGAGCTGATGGGTATCCGCGAAAAAAACTGAGGCAGGTCGCCGCAGCGTTGTATACGCCGGGGCCGACGCTCGCGGAGCTGAGCGCTTTTGGTTTGACGCCTGAGGACGTGGAGGAAGAGGTGGGGATCCTGCCCTCTGTGTGGAAGTCTTTCACCATCTTCTCTGCCCTGGCAACCCAGTGGCGAGTCGGCGCGAGCGGGGCGACCGGCCTTGATTACAACGTTCTCCCCTGGATGTTCGAGTTACACGGGGTTGAGGATGCGGCGGCCTGCATGGCTGACCTTCAGATTATGGAAAGCGAGGCTCTCAAGGTAATGCATAAGGAGACGAAATAATGACAGACCAGATCGCCTCGATTACTTTGCGGGCCGATGTTTCTGACCTGAAAACAGCCAGCAACGAACTGGATAAACTCGGCCAGGCGGCGGCCGGTGCTGTAGATAAAGCAGATGATCTGAATAGCGTGTTTCGCGCTGGCGCTGAATCTGCGAAGCAAGGCAGCGAAGGACTCAAAGAGCAGCAGAACGCGCTCAAAGGGCTGCTGGAGAATATCGACCCAGTTACCAAAGCCTTAAACCGCCTGGATGAGCAGCAAGAATCGCTGCGGAAATTCCAGGCCAAAGGTTTCCTGGATACCGATACCTTCCAGGCTTACAACAAAATCCTGGATGACACCCGCCTCAAGCTGACTGACACCGGAGAAGCCGCGGCGCGTGCTCAGGCCGAATTAGCCGCTACCCAGGCAGCAGAGAAGCAGTCCGCAGCGTTAAAGAACCTTCTTGGGTCCATCGACCCGACTATCCGCGCGTTCAATTCGTTGGATGAACAGCACGCACAGCTGGTGGCCCATTTCGAAGCTGGGCGCATTAACGGTGCTCAGTTCGAGCACTTCAACACAATCCTTAACCAGACGCGTGAGCGCCTCTCTGGTGTCGCAGACGTACTACCAGAGGCGCTATCCCGGCAGGAAGCTGCTGCCCGGCGCGCTGGAATCTCCGTTGGCCAGTACAGCGCAGCGATGCGTACGCTTCCGGCACAGTTCACCGATATCGCTACGCAGCTGGCTGGCGGCCAGTCTCCGTTCCTGATCCTGCTGCAACAGGGCGGGCAGATT